ATACTTACCAATTATGTTGATATACACCATAGTATTTCAAATATGGTTATTAAGGATAAGGAGAGTATAACTTATGAAAAAACTAATCGTTAATTATTACAACAACAAACCAATAGGAGTAGTGGACTTGAAAGAGATGTCTATTAGCCAATTACAAGAGTTCAAAGCAACTTGCGAAAAGAACTATAAAGAGTATTGCGAAGAACAAGAAAAGTTAGAGCAAGAGAAAAACGCTCGTATTTTAGAACTTGAAAGAAAAGTCCAAGAGTTAACTGAAAAACTGGATCAAGACGAAAAAGTCCTAAAAGAATTATTGGGGGAAGAATAATATGAAAAAGTTTTTAAAATATTTCCTTATCTTTTTACTTATCGGTTGTTGTATTGCTTATATCGTTTGTTATTGTTGTATCAAAGAGCAAACAGTGGAGTTTACAAACCAAGTAATCAATTTCTTAAATCAACCTTTACCAATTATCGGTGTTTCCTTATTAGTCGTGGGTGGCATTATTTTAAAAATTATCTCTATGTCTAATTGGGGCAAAAAGGCTATAAATCAAGTAAACGGAAAAATCGCTGAATACAAAGAAAACATAGAGAAAGGTAAAATAGAACTAGAAAACTATAAAAGTGTCTTAAACGAGCAATTAGATAGCAAAGAACAAGAAATAGCAGACTTAAAAGAGTTAGTTTATAAAATTATTGAACTAAACCCTAACAAGAAAATCAAAGAACTTGTAAACTTTGAACTTGAAAAGGCAAAAGAAGTCTTAAAGTCTAAAATTGATGAGATTAAGAACAATGCTGAACTTACATTAGAACAAAAAATCGTAGAGTTTAACATTATCAAAGCAGAAGCCGAAAAACTAACACAAGAACAACAAGAAGAAGTCTTGTCTTATTTAGAAGAACAAAGAGATTACATCTTAAATGAAGTGGGGGAATAGTTTATGGCTAAAACTAAAAAGAAACTCACAGTAAAACAAAAACAAAAGAGATATAGTGTTTTATCCAAAGTATGCTTTGGTGCTGAATATGTATCTATCGCTACTCCATTTGCCGTATTATGTGGTGTTAATTATGAAACTTGGTTTTGTAATGATAGTGGTTGGAAAGTTGGAATTGGTATGTCCATCGCTATCGCACTTACTACACTTGCCACTGCTTTAATTACAAAGAAAAAAGAAGATAGCAAAATCACAAATGGGTTTATTGCCTTATGTCTAGGGTGGTATGCCGTTGGTTTTATTCTAATGCTATTACAAAGTGTTATTCACGACATAGCACAAATTATGTTTATTACAGGTATAGGTATGGTTGGTGCTTGTGGTCTTAATATTGAAAGTAATATCTTAAATGAAAAATCTAATACTCTTAAAGAAATCATAGGCGAAACTGAAAAAGACGCTTTTAAGGAACAAGCCAAGAAAGAGTATGAAGCCGAGCAAAAGGCAAACGAACAACAACCAACTGAATAAAAAAAGAAACAAGCCGATTAAGACTTGTTTTTTTGTGCTTTGATAAATTAATCGTTCTTTTTGTTTTCGTTGCTTATTTCGTTTGTTTGGTGGCTTATTTCAAGTATTTTAGGTTTATCTACTACTTCAATTTCGCATTTATGTTGTTCTTCATAGGTTTTTTGCTCTTTCAGTAGTCTTTCAACCTGTTCTTCATATTTTTCCGCTACAAAGAGTTTGCTATCAAGTGCGTTTTTGAAATCGCTAAGAACATTGGTTTTATTTTTTAAGATTTGACTTTCGGTCTTTACTGTTATTACCGAACTAGACCAACCACTTATAAATGATGTTGTAAATGCTGTCAAACGAGATACCAGGTTTAACCAAGCCGCTAATTGTTCACCTTCTTGGAAATCTTTAACAGTTGCCATACCGATAATTAGTGAAATAAACAAACTAGATGTGATTTTTAAGATACGATTAAACCTTTTATCACTTTTGATTTTATTTTCTAAGTATGTTCCTGTTTCTAATACCGACTTTGAACTTGTAGTGCCAAACGCTGTAAGAAAATAGGCGTATGCAGGGGCGTTTAACTTTAAGTCAAACATTTCCTTTAAGATTTCTATTTCTTCTTCACTAGACACCTTTTTGATAGGTTTATCGCCTTTTATATAGACTTTATCGTGTTCCCCTTTTGAAATAAGGTTATCCAAGTCTATTTTTTCGCAATTATCAACGATAGCCCTAGCCCATTGACCATCAAATTGATTATCAATAAGGAAATTGATTTTTTTAGTCCTTAGTTCTTTTTCTTTAAACCATAAATAGAATTGAGCGAAGAATAACACTATCGGCTCTAACTTTTCTCTTAAATCGTTATATTCTCTTAAATTAGTTTGATATAGCATTTTAGGGTTTTCTTGTTGTTTATCTTTGCTGATACTTTCACCCATAAAAAGACCAAATATCATAATTCCTAGAATAATAAGAGAATTGGTAAGCCATTTTATCCAGTCAAGTTTAGATGGATCAAATATGACATTCGCTAGTGTTGAGAAGATAATTAACACTAACCCCATTAAAAGAGTAGTGGCTTTTATCAACTTTTTAGAAGTGATGTTTTTCTTGTCTATGTAGTTTTCTATTTTACCTTTTTGCTCTGCCATTATTTATCATCTCCAAAGTTTTTACCCCAATGCCATAAGTATAAGACAAGTATAACCCATACACCGATGGCGATATAAACATAAATAGCCCATTGACTTGTAAACCAAGCACCCACTACTTCCCAGCCAAGTGAGAAACCATAGCCGAGAACTAAACATAATAGACCTGTTAATAAAAAAGCAGATGTTCCTATAATAACACCTTTTCCACCTTTACTTGCTAACCATTTTTGAAATCTTTTAGTTTTACTTTTCATAATCTCTCCTTAAATTGCCTGTATTATTACAAACGCTAACACACCAGTAAACGCTATTAAACATATTATTTGTATGATAGTCCAAATAATATCACTTTTATTCATTTTAATTCCTCTTCGGTTAACGCCCAATCTTTGCCGTAAGATGTAAGATAGAAATGATATGGCACTAATGTTCCTTTGTGCAACACTTCAGCCCAAAAAACACATAAAACCCCATCCTCATTACACAACGCACATCGCTCATAAACCTTTTGTATTCCTTCATCGGTTTTAACATATACAATAGGCGATTTCAACGCCTTAGACAATGTAATCAAGTCAATACCTAGTTCTTCTTCAATATCTTCCAATTGCTGTAATTTATTACAAAAATCAGCACTACACCAATATTTGTTTTCATTTCCGTATCCACTTTCATAATTATAGTTTTTCTTTGTTAATCTTTCCATTAAATTATCCCCCTTTCCTTATCCCATACCAAGCAGTAATCTTCATTTTGTTTGGTATAGATTTTATTTATCAAACTTGTTTCTTTATAATCTTCCCAACTTTTTTTAATATCTTCTAGCCAAGTGTCATTATCATCATCTTTATACTCAACTAAATCTCCTTTAATGATTAAATCAAAGATATTATCGGCTTCGGCTATGATTGAATCTAAATAAATAAAACCACCTTTTTCATAAAAATCATAATAAGGGACTTCTTCATTTGTGAAATCATCGTGATACCAATTTGTATCCCATATTTTTCCGTCTTTCGTTCTAATGTATCTTTTCATTTTTTCCTTTTATCCTTCCATCTTTTAAAAATGTTAAATAGTGATTTTAGACCAATAGCGGTCATTGTAGTTATTAGTATGAACGGACTTCCAACTGGCGATAACCACCAAGCCCAGACTGCTGTTCCTACTCCTAGAAACCATTTACCTGTTTCAGTTTCTAAACCAGAGAAGAACGCTAGAACATACCATATCCACACACTAGCACTCCATAATGCAAAACTTATTATTATGCAAATCAATGAACGCCAATCTCTGCAATTATAGAATAACCACACAAACGGAAACGCTATTAGATACCAAACCCATTTCCAAAATCTTTTAAACTTGCTTGGTTCTTGTTTTATTTTTTCTTTTCTTCGTTCGGCTTGTTCGTTGTATTGTTTTTCAAGTTCTTTAATATTCATCGTGGCTCTCCCATATTACTTCCACGAGCATATCTATTGGTTCTATAATTATTCCTTTAAAAGTGCATATAATTATAAACATTGGATAGAAGAATATAGTTAGTAAGATTTTATATAAGATTTTCATTTTAACTCTCCTTTTATTTCTTCTCTTGCTTTTTTCATTACATCGTTGCCATCAACATAGTTATTTAAACAAAACGCTCTATATCTAGCACTATTATAGAACCAAATACAATTATCTAATTCTTGCCTTTGCTCTAAATACTTTCTATAAAATATGTAATTACTTTGTTTAGGTCTTGTTATTTTAGGCTTATGTTTCATTTCTTTTATAAAGTCTAAATCTTCTTGTGTCTTTCTTAACTTATTATTACAAGCATAAAGTCTTAATTTATCTTCTTTGTATTGCTCGTATTCCGCTATCAACTTCCAAACTTTTCTATATTTCTCTTTGTTTTTATAGCAGTAAATATAAGTATTTTTGTAAGTTTCATAAGTGTTAATAAGCACTTCTCTAACTAAACCACAACAAGCGTCAAATTGTAATTCATCAGCACTTTGTATTCTATCTTGTTTATTTACTTTGATTTTAGTTTTGTTTCTCTCTCTATGCTTCATATAATCTCCTTGACATTATACTAACATATATTTTTTAGTTTGTGTGAACTTTTTACTTTTCAAAGCATTTATAGAACGGATCATCAAGATTTATTTGAATATCTGGTATAGAGTTTAGGCTATTCATCATATCTTCATAGTCAGCCCACTCTTGCTCTGCTTGTGCTTCAAACTCTGCAATATTTATGTTGTTGTCTTTAACGAAATGTGAGTTTTTAAGAAAGAAATATAATTTTTCAGTTGTATCTCCTTCTTTTAAGCAGTCCACTATTTGATGATTTATTTTCTTTAATTCGTAAGGGTTAATATCTCTATCATACATATATTGTTCTAGTTCATTTATAAAGTATTGACTTTTACCTAATATTCTAATTCCTTTAAGTCTTAAATCTTCCCATAAATCTTGTAAATTGATTTTTTGTTTAGTTGGAACAACATTTTTAATTTTGATAAACTTTCCTTCTTCAATGTTTCGTATGATAGCACCCCTACGATAAGAACTAACACTTTTAACATTTGATACATCTAGGTTATAAGTGAAATCAAACACTTTATCCCAATCTAATTCATAACTAGCGTATGTATCCACTATTAACTGAAAATCTTGTGGGCTTAACAATTCTTTTAACTTATCAATTTTCATAACTAACTCCTAAAAAGGTAATTTTTCAATATCAATATCCCCAAAGTCCCCACCTTCAATACCAATACTTTCTTTATTGTTGGTTGTTTCTTTGTTATCTAATATCTTATTATCTAATATCTTATCTCTATTATCTAATATCTTGTGAACATTGTTCGCCGATTGTTCGCTAATTGTTCGCTCATTATTTTTTGCTCTTGTTATTCTCATTCTTTCGGCAGCGTTTGTTTCACTACCAATTAAACTTTCAAAGTCAGTAATTCTATAAAGTCCGTTTTCTTCCAAATAGATTAAACCTAGTTGCTTGTAAAGTTCTAACGCTACTCTAATTGTATCTATGGTAAACCAACCCTTTGTTTCTCCAAAGATTTTTTCACAGTTGTAAGGAACAATAATCTCATCGCTTAATGGAACTCCTAATATGCCATTGTTATTACAAAGTTTTAAACATAAACATTGATATAAAACAACATACCAAGCCCCGTCTTTCTGTCGCATTAAAAAGTCAACCTTTTCGCTTGTTAATAGACTTGTTTTTAATTTAATCCAATAATTTCTTTTGCTGTCATAATTACTCATAATTTTTCTCCTTTATAATTTTATTTCGTAATTGCCAAAAATGTTTTTTTCTAAAAAACGCTTTTTAATTAACATTTCTAAATCGCCTTCGGTAGCGTTAATTTCTCTAATAGTTGCTTTTACTCTATTACAAAATCCTTTTTTACTATTGATAGCGATATGGAAATAAAGTGCTTGTGATGAAAGTGGCATATCCAAAAAATCATCACTACTAATTAAATCAATACTTATTTTTGCCATAGATAACTCCTTTCTAAATAAAATAAAAGGTTCTAATTACTCGGTGGCCGATTACCTTTCACTAGAACCTTTATTCGTCCTATTACATTTTCGCCTAAAATACCATCGGCCGAAGTATAATAGGACTATAACTATATTAACTTATTTCTTTTTTACTATCAACATCATTTTTCAATTTCTTAAAACTTTCTAATGATAGCGTGGCTATTCCTAATTCTTCGCAGTCTAGAATAACGGGTTCTGTAAGTGCGACCATTTCAGCACGATTATATGTTGATGATCCAAAATACACTTTCAATATTGAGTATCCTTCAAAATTAGACTTTCTCACTAATTCAGCAAAATCTCCTATTCCGTTTTTACTCCATTGTTTAGTAAAAGTTTCTATTGCTTCATCTTTCATAACTACAATTTCAAACTTTCCATAATCACGGATATATTGTTTATATAACTGAATGGTGGGAATGTGTAATCTAGTGGATAACTTGCCTAACAACTCCCAATAAAAGGCGTTCTGCGACAAAGAACGATGTTCCTTATACTCTTTTATGCTTAACTCTACAAAATCGCTTGTAATGGCTTGTAAAGTGTCTAAAATCGCATTATCGCAAGTAAAGGTTAGTTCTACTTTGTCATCAAGTGTTAATGCCACTCGTGGTTTTTCTACTTTCATAAGTTATACTCCTTTTTAATCTTCCAAATAGTGGTTAAGGAAACATTTAACTTTTGGCTTATTTCTCGGTCATAGTATTTATTGCTTTTTAACAATTTTATAACACGAGCATATAACAAGTTTCTTTCATTTCTAGTCATTTGTAATTACGATGAAATAGAGTAAACCAATCTAACTCTGGATATTCTATTTCAAACCTTTCTTGTGCGATAACTCTTAATTTTTTCATTACTTCATAATCAGCGTGTGCTTTTTGATGGCAAGTCTTACAAAGTGGAACAATTAACTTATAAATAGTGGACTTGTTCCTGTTAGCATTACTCATTATGTGGTGATATTCAATGTTGTAAGGACTACCACACAAATAACAATGTTTCATATCCTTTGTAATAATGCTTGGGTTGTTTGTGTCAATTCTAGGTTTCTTTTTCATAATTACCAATAATACATTTCTAATGTCGTAACAAACTCTTGAAAATTGCTTATATTTCTAGGAATACGCCATCTCTTATTAAAATAGTATTCAACTACTTTACACTCGGCTACATCTACCGAAGTGTCGCCTTTTTCCACAAACTTATCGTGAGTGATAAATACGACATAAGTATCTTTTTTATGATTATCGGCTAAATCTTCATAAAGATGTTTTTGTTCTTCGGTAAATGTTCCTAGTTCGTTTTTAATTTCAGCAATAAGCAAGAACTTTCCGCCATTATACATAAAGTCCACATCACTAGGACTACCTTTTTGAACTTTCAAGTTAGAAAAGTCCATAAACAATGTTTGTCTTGCTCTTGACTTAATCATAATTAAAATGGCAAATCATCACTGGTCGGCAAGTCTTTAAACTCTTGCTCGTTTTCTTGTAAAGTTCTATCGCCTTTATAGTCAGTAGTTTCTTCTGCTTTTTTAGGGCTTAAAAACTCAATACTAGAAATGATAACTTCAAAGACTTTGCCTTTTACTCCATCTTTTTCGTAAGTGCGACTTGTCAAAGCACCACTAATGCCAACTTTACTACCTTTGGTTAGATAATCTCTAATTAAAGTCGCCTTTTGGTTGAAAGCCACACAATTTAAGTAAAGTGGTTCTAGGTCTTTTCCGTTGTTGATAGCGATAGAGAAAGTCGCAATAGTTAACTCTCCATCGTTTGTTTGACTGGTTCTAATTTTTGGATCGGCTGTAAGATTACCGATACAAGTGTAAATATTCATATTATTTATTCTCCTTTGCTCTTGGCTTTAATCTACATTTCTTTAATACTTCTTCCATTTCGTTATAAGTAATAGAAGTCGTTGGTTTATTAAGTCTTGCTACCACTTCTGCTATGGTATAACCTAACTTTTCTAACTCATCAACTTGGTCGCTAGTCATATTTGCTTTATCTCCAGTTAAAGACTTGTTAGAGTGGTCGTTTTCATCTCTTTTAATGTTTTTAGGATAAGAGAACACGACTTGGTGTGTCTTTTCGTTAATGATAGTTAATTCAGTAATAACTCTATCATCGTTAATTGTAATTGACTTGACAGAATATCTATCATCTTTGCTACCATTAACCCAAATATAAGGCGATGTGTAAAGTTCTCTACCAATTCCCCACTTGAAACCTGCTCTTTTGAAACTATCACTTGCTTCGCCTTTTTCGGCTTCTGTTTTAGTTTCTTTTCCAGTATCCCATTTCCATACCCATTGTTGTAATTTCTCGTTCCAAATGCCAATACCACTATAACAATTTTCTTTTAGTTCTTTATAGTCGCCCTGCCAATTAAAACTACCAAACGTTTCATCTAGGATATTTGCGTCCACTCTTGCTGTCTTATAAAGCAATAAGGACACTCCTACTTCGTTTTTACCGATAGTGCCAACGCGACACTCTATCTCATCGGCTTTAAGTTTTCTAAATAAATAATTCATCTCATAATCTCCTTTATACAGCGTGGATCAATTTTTAGTGTTTCGGTTATTTTCTTTAATGTGTGTGGATAAGGTTTTCTCTTTCCACTTTCTAAATTGTTGTATGATATGCGAGAGATACCGATTAACTTTGCCATATCTTCTTGTGTAAGCATAAGTTCTTCTCTCTTTGATTTTAATATTTCTTGAAGGGTTAGTTTTAGCATTTTACCACCACCCCTGCGACAATTAAGTCAAAGATAAGTTCCAAATCAATATTAGTTTCACTTGAACTAGAAGTAATGTATCCTTCTTCCAAATAATCGCTTGGTCTATCTTCGTTTGATAAGTCGCTATCAAATACATAATAAGCGTTTTGTAAGTTCTTGTCGTTCATAGCGTTGATATAGATTTCGTGAGTTTTCTTATCAACGATGATTTCAACATTTAATTCATCTTTGTTTGTTTTAACTTCTTTATACCAAGTATTTCCAAATAAATGTTCTCTAAAACCAAACTCGGCTAGTCTGTTTAATTCTTCTACCTTTAACATATTATTCTCCTTCTAATGTCTTATTTAAGAAATCCACTAACGATATTTCAAAGTAATGGTTTTCTTCTATCTTAACACAATAGGCGTATGCTAAATCTTCTCTAACAATAAATGTTCCTTTGATAAAGCCTGTGTCCTTACTAATTAAGATGAAGGTGTAATCGTGTTCGTTCTCTCCACAGCATTGGTAAGTAATGACATCTAAATGACTTTTGTTTTGAGAGTTCAAGAAACTTGCGAGTTCTTTTTGGAATTGTTTAATTGTCATATTTAATCTCCTTATAGGGGGCAACCCTTTTTTTAATGACAAGACCATTTTAAACGATTATTTATATTATTGTCAACAAGAAAATGTAAAATTGTTGTAAAGTTTACTCGTGTGCGTTCTATATTATAATTAAAAATAATAAAATGTAATAAAATTGTAAAAAAGTTTTGACAAAGAAAAATATATCATTTAAGATTAAGACAGAAAGAAGGTAAAAGACCTATGGAAACAACAATAACTCTAAAAAACGGAAAGACAAAGACTTACAGAAACTTCGGCAGTGCTTACAATTTCTTTATGAAAGAGTATCACAACATTGAAACCACTAATAAAGAAACACTAAACAAGATACTTGAAAAAAAAGAAAGCAATTATCAAAGATAATTAAAAGTCCCAATAGGGCATTAAATAAAGTGAAGCGATAACACTTATACAAAAACACTATTTAAGGAGATTTTATGAATTACAATTTTTATTACAACAATTATCACTTTGAAGTTATTAAGTGCGACTGGCAAACAGATATTCAAAAACACTTTGTAAGAGTTCAAGTAAGTGAACCATATGAAACTTACGAGTTTGAAGCATTAGTGGAAGAACTATCGCAACAAGTCATCATTGAAGCGTGGCAAAAATCAAAACATATTAACGAAAGACATTGGAGTTTAGACTAATGAGAAAGTTAGAAGAATTAAACGCCATAGGTCTATTAGCATATTGTTATTATCATCTAAACAAAGAACAAAAAGAACAACTCATTATCAAAGATGTATTGATGAATGTTGAGAGAGACACTACTCATTGTTCTAATTGTCCGTTGTTTATCAAAGACGATAGATATACTAATAGGGGTGGCACTTGTATATTAAACGAAGCACACGCTAATTGTGAAAGATTATTAGAAAAATATATTAGCGATAGAGAATTAGACAAAGGAAAGATAACCGTAAATTTATTAAGGGCGTTTAGTTTGGATCTAGTTGAATTAGGAACAAAAGACAAACCACACGATTTTACGGAATTACAAAAAAAATTAGTAGAAACTGCTGATACATTAGTGGAAGAAGAAGTCAATTATTCAGTTTTTCAACAATTAGTAGATGAACTAAAACATCAATACTGGGATAACTTTGATGAAAAGGACTTCATAGAATATTGTAAAAATTACAAAGGAAGAAGCGAAGATGAACGAGATACTTTATAAAGCACTTGAAAATGGTTTTTATTACAAACATAAAGATAAAATATACTTTGTTAATAAAGACTTTACCGCTATTACAACCAAAACTGATGGCGAAAAAATGATAGCAAGTTTAGAATACGGAAAATATAAAAGCCATTACTTAAAGAATTACGGCACTACTTGGAGTTTAGTAAAGGAAGATTTACAAAAATGAACTATAAACAAATGAACTTGGATCAACTTGAAATTGAACGCCTTAATGTTAGAGAGAAAAGAACGAGCAACGGACTATTTGGAAGCAAAGACTGTCAAGTTATGCGTTCAATGATTAGCCCTGAATACGCTAATAGATTTATAAGAGAATATATATTGAAAGGAGAATAAAAATGATTAAAACTTACAATAATGACTGTTTAGAATACTTACAAAGTCAAAATTGTTTAGATGATTTCAAAGGAAGAAAGGTTATATTAGTGAGTGATCCACCATTCAATGTGGGATATCACTATAATGAGTATAAAGATGACTTAACCGAAGAAGAATACTACTCTTGGTTAGATGACATCTTAAACTCTTATGATTTCAAAGGGAGAGTTATTATTCATTACCCTGAAAGTCTTTATAAATTATCGTTTCAAATAGGGAAGTTTCCTACTAGGGTGCTGTCTTGGGTCTATAACTCAAACACAGCAAGACAACATAGAGATATAGCGTTCTTTGATGTTGAACCAATTATGGAACAGGTGAAGCAACCTTATAAAAACCCAACCGACAAAAGAATTAAAGAGAGAATAGAAAATGGACTAGGGGGGGCAACACTTTACGACTGGTTCAATGTTAATCAAGTTAAAAATGTTTCTAAAAGATATAACCACCCGTGTATTATGCCACTAGAAGTAATGAAAAAGATAATTGGTGTATTACCAAAAGACGCATTGATATTTGATCCGTTTATGGGAAGTGCCACGACAGCCCTAGCGTGTATGGAACTTGGATATGACTTTATAGGAACAGAAATAAATGAAGATTATTACGAAGTGGCGCAATGTAGAATGAAAGATTTTACAACTCAACCAGAATTATTTTAAGGGGAGATAAAATGAAATACTTATTATTACCATTATTACTGCTAACATCGTGTAGTGAGCCACAGCCAACATTTATTGACTTTGTAAATACTTCAATTATATTAAGATTTTATGCTGATTATAACGAAGAAGAATATACCTTGTTAACATTTAACACTGTGGAAACTTACGACAAATATTACATTACAGATTGTTATTATATAGTAGAGTTTGATAACAATGTCTATGAAACAACATATATAAGTGCGGTTAACGACAAACAAGAACTTATTACAAAGGAGATAAAATGACACCCTTTGAAGAAACTAAACAAGCATTAGAGCATTTACTCACAAGAGAGAAAGTGCTTAAACAAGAACTAAAAGAAATTGAAAACACAAAATTAAAAATTGCCTATATGTTAGGTGGGGGAGAGATAAAATGAGAACAATTAAAATTACAGACACTAACGGATATGATTACATTATCCCTGAAAATCAAATAGCATTTATTAAACACGAAGATAGCGAGTATAGACAAGTATATTCATTAAAACTTCAATGTGGATCAATTATATTTGTTGATTATGACAATTATGAAGAAGTAGAACGCTTTTTAACAAGTAATTACAATTTAGACTTGATGCCTAGAAAACAATGGAATAGCGATTACAAACAAGCACTTAAAAAATACATTGATAGTGTTAAACAAACTGAAAATAATTTAATAACTCGCTTATCAAACATAGAATATAAAATTTATAGAGCGTTAAACCCAAACGAAGAAGAAATACATATTGAAGATAACCCTATATTAAAAGAACCTATTGAAGAACTAGACTTGTCAGTAAGGTCTTATAATTGCTTAAAGAGAGCGGATATTCAAACTATTGGAGATTTAGTCAGTAAGACCGAAGATGATATTATCATAATTAAAAATCTAGGCAGAAGAAGTCTAAAAGAAATTAAAGAGAAATTATTAGAAAGGGATTTATGTTTCAAAGATGAAAGTTTTGAATAAATTATTAGCGTTATTACCATTACTAGCAAGTTGTAGTGGTGCGAAAATCATAGAAGTATGTTCTGGTTATTGTAATAAAGATAAAGAAACTGCTTATTGCGAACACTACGAACACCAAGACAAGTTAAACCAAGAGCAATACTCTAAAATCAATAATATGTCAGTTATGGTAAAAAACAAGACTAGTTATTATCCAAACGACAATACGCACCTTCATTACTTTTATGTAGAAAGGAAATAATATGACTTATAAACTAAAAGGAAGATTAAACCATAAGCAGATGAGAGAACTTGTCGGCAAGAACTTATACGCTACGATGGGAGATAATGTTATTCCGTGTTTAATTACAGGAATAGAGATAGGAGAAGATAACAAATGGAAGTTTACCTTCATCAATGAAAAGTTCTTTGACTATAACGAAACATTATATCTTACACAGGGTTTAGCGGTAAGACACATAAACAACTTGAAACGAAAACAAAAACGACTATAATAATAAGTGTTCAGTAATATGTCATTACCAGTAATAATGGCTATTCAAAATTGACTAGGTTATTGTATCTAGTCTTTTTTTGTAGTGTAATGTATAATAGAGATATGGAGATAATATGTTTACAGCCACTAGCCAAATTAACATTAAAGCCGAGAAATTAACACTACTATTTGATGGAGTAAGAAACGGACTACCGATACAATATGCGTGTGATAAAGCAGGAATACCTGTTTACTTTTATTATAAATGGCTTAAACTCTATAATGAGTTTATATCTCAAAAAGAGCAAGATGGTGATGTATTCAACGATATAGAAGAATTAGAACCTAAACCTATATATAACAAAGATAAGGAAATATGTGGTTATACTTTTACCCCCATATCATTATTAGAAAATATAAAAAAAGGATATGCCGAGTGGGTAGAAGAAAAGCATAATCGTATCAATGATGGAGATGGAAATTGGCAAAGTCAAAGTTGGTTATTAGAGCGTAGAGTTAAACAAGAATACTCAAAAGAAGAAACCACCACTCAAAGCAATAAGACTGCCGAGCCAATTAAGATAGTGTATGTTGATCCAAACAAAGAGAAAACTAGAATTGAAAAATTAGAGCAAGAAGTTAAGGACGCTATTAACTAATGAATATACAAATGCCTTTATGTTGGAAACAAGTAAATGAAACCGACAAACACTTTATAAATATCCCTAGTGGTCGTATCTCTGGTAAAACAAAGAACGCTGTTTTATTTTCTATTATTCAAATGTTATCTCAACCATATAACGATATAGTGATTACTCGTTCAAGTTATGGTTCAATGACTGATAGTTCGTTTGCCGAGTTTGAAAGTGCTTTAAGTGATATGCCAGAAGAAATACAAGAGCAATTTGTTTTCAAACATAGTCCTTTAAGAATAGAGAGAGTAAATAATAGTGGTTCAATATATTTCATCGGTAGTGGTGGTAGTAATAAAGATAGAACAAAAGGTCTTAAAACATCACACCCTGTTAAAGTAGTAATGGTGGAAGAAACCCAAGAGTTTAAGGACAAAGAGAGTTTAGACCAATTTATGGCTTCTGTCCGTAGAAACTTTAATAAGGATAACCCAAAAGTATTTATATTAGGAAACCCACCGAATAACGAGTGCCACTGGTTTAATCAATTTGTAGAACAATGTAAGAAAGATAAAGACTGGTTAGTATTTAAGCCAACTTGGGAAGATATAACACCTTTTCTAAATGATTATGATATTAAAGAAATAATAAAGTGTAGAGAGATAGAACCTGAATACGCAAGATGGCTATACTACGGAGAGCCAACAGGGTCATTAGGCAAAGTCTATCCTATGTTTAGAACTGACATACACCTAGTTAATTACGAAACAAGAAGTCAAAGTAAATTAGTTCAAGATTATAGAATAGTAGGAGTTATCATCGGTTGTGATGGTGCTGTTAATAACGATAGCACAGTCTTTACACCTAGATTTATATACTCAAACGGACAAAGTATGGCAGGTAAGTTATTTTATCACAACCCAAAGACAAACGGAGTTAAAGGTTCTTTCCCACTTGTAGAGAACGAAGGAACAAGATGGTTCAAGGACTTAATTAGAGAGAATAATCTAGACAACCCATACGACTATATGTCATCTATACCTATTCTATTTGTTGTTGATAGTGCCGCAACCGAACTTATCCAAGCATTACGATATTATTTCGGCAATAGAGCAGAAGTTTACGCTATTAAGAAAGGCACAATACTTCAAATGGTGGATACAGTCCAAAGTGCTATTGGCAAAAATGTAGTAGGTGTTTATGATTATGGTGGTTATTATAACTATACATTAAACAAATGGGTAGAGTGTGAGAACATACTAGCATATCAATATAGAGCATTGATTTGGAATGATAAACAAACAGGATACGATCCATCAGTTCCTAATGACGCTAGTGATAGTGATACCTACGCTATTTATTATTATTTCTCTCAATGCGAAAATATCGTGTGGTTAAGCGATGTAGTCCAAAGAAGAAATCAACAAGGTTATTATCTATTAAAAAATAATTAATTAAGATATATAATAATAGCAAGGAGATTATTTTATGACAAAAGAAGAATTAATCAAACAACACAAACCAAAGAACGAAGAACAAGCAAAGATTTACGAACAAAACCCACCTACTATTATTAAAGATATAGAGTGGTTTGCAAATGAAGCAGTATTTAGTGAATTATCACAAAAAGACTTCAACCAAGTTATTAGCAGATACTTAAATAACATAAGTGTCTATGATAAAAACATTGTTCATCTATTATTAAGAATTGAGAAACTATTAACTTTCTTACTTGTTGATAAAGGTTTAGATGTTGATAAGTTGTTCAAAGAAGACGCTAAATTACAAGCCGAGAAAATGGAACAACAAGAAAGAGCAATTAAAGAGCAATTAAAAAATATCAAAGCATAAATAAAGGTAGGACTATAATATGGCAGTTGACTATAAATCTATCGCACTAATAACTAACACGACTTATTCTTATAATAATAGTAGTGTTTTCTATTCCCTAGTCAATAGTTCATTTTTGCCATATTATCAAAGAGTGGTTAGACAATCACAGCAATGGCTTGATGGCTACTCTCCAGAGTTCCACCGAGAAGATATGCTTTCAAGTCGTATCGGTGCTAAACTTATCAACGGACTATCAAGAGCAGTCTTTGGTCGTGGTTTAATCTTTGCAAAAGGACACGGCACTGAAACTAACGACAATAAAGCCCTAGATTACATTTCACATAAATGGAGTGTAGAGAGTGGCTTTTCTAACGCTGTTAAACAACTTATAGGATACACCTTACCAATGGGAACAGGTGCTTTGAAATTAAATAAGGGTAGTGATGGCAAGTTATGGGTAGAGCCTTTAAGACTAGACTACTTTTATTATTCCGTTGATGGAAGAAAGAGATTAACCGAGTTTACAAGTTTCGTAAGGTGTTTTTCCACTACCGAGAACGAAGAAGAAAACTACTTTATGGTTGAGAAAAGATACTTCAAGACTATAAAGAAACCATTTACCGAAGAAATCAATGGCGTTAAGTATGAGTTCAAAGCCGACCAAGTAGTGCCTGTAGTGTGCTATAAAGTCTATAAATATACTGGTATGGTTAATAATAACACAATGCCTAGTTCAATAAGCGGACATAGTGAAGATTACAAGACCTTACCTGATTATGTTAAACAATTCCTAGCCAAAGACTACGGCTATATTATGATAGATAAAGACATACCTTTACCATTTAAAGATTATTTAGGTGTAGAGTTATTTTTCAATGAAGGCGGAGATATTACAAACCCAACCCTTCCAGTCGGTAGAGCATTATTATTTGATTGTCTAGCGGACTTCTGCGAATATGATATGGCAAAGTCTTATTCAGTTAGAGATTTATACAACTCAAAAGGTATTGTCGGTATTCCTAGAAATCTCGTTCAAAGTGATTTAGCCGTTCCATGCACTGGTGGAAATCTAATGAATAACAACGGAGTATTTACACAATTAAATATTCCAGGATACGAACAAGTGCCAGGACTTGACCCAAACACTCAAAAGCCTGTTATCACTCAATTTGAAATGAGAGCGGTAGAACACGAGAACAAACAAAACTCTATATTAAGAAGTATCGCATTGACTATCGGTGTAAGCCCAAAGACTATTGCAAGTTTCTTAACCACTACCACACAAGCCACTGACGACCAAATACAAAGTGAAGATGACACTATTACACAATGGGTTAAAGACCATAGACAAGACTATACCGAAGGACTTAATCGTATCGTTGAGTGTGTATTAAATTACAATGGCGAAAGTGGTAATGTTGATGTCAAGTTCGCAAGTGATGGTTTATTAAAAGGCGACAAGCAACTAGAAAATATCCAAAAGAGATTAGAACTAGGTATGCTTACAATAGATGACGCTATCCGTGAGTATTACCCAGATGAAGATGAGCAACAATTACAACATAGAATTGATTTAGCCCACCAACAAGAGCAATTAAAACAACAACAAGAACAAGAACAACTATTAAACCAATTTGGAGAGTTCCAAGATGGCGATTTCCAATAGGATAGAAAACTCACTCTATCAGTCAACTTTTTTACCTATCATAGAACGAGCCACAACTGAATTAAAAAAGTTAGTGGTCTTTTATGCGTTAAACCTTAAACCTAAATGGGAATTACAAGCCAAGATTAAAGGACTTATAAAAGCCGTTGATGAGAAACTACCAAAAGACTTAATAAATAGACAAACATATATAAGAAGTTTAGAACACCAAGCAGACAAACTTGTAAGAGAGTTCTACGATATGACAATTAGAAGGTTTTACACCGCTATGAGTGTTTTACTTTTAATGAGTATCAAAGCACAACCAAAGACACCGCTTGAAATGTATAAATTAGTTGGTAGTAAAGAGTTCAAACAAGAACTAGACAAAAGACCAGACTTAAAATACGAAGCCAAAGGTTATCCACAAGTAGAGAACTACCAAAAGGAATTAACCACTCGTATTGAGAAACTATCCAAAGAACCTATTGACGCTGATAGTGGCATATCATTATGGCAAAAAGCCGAGATAGACTTACGACACGAGAAACAAATGGATCACCTACAAGAACTAAAAGATAGTGGCGTTCGTTATGCGTGGATAAGTAGCCACCCAGATTGTTCTAAAAGATGTCAAAAGTGGCAAGGCAAGTTATTTGATATATTAGCACCTAGTAGCGAAATGTCAGGTTTTCGTATGCGTAAAAAGTTAGATGGAAATACTGTCTATTGTTTAGAAGATGTTATTAACCAAACACAAACAACAAAGGCTGGTAGAGTGTATAAAAATAATATTCTTGTCGGTTTCTCGTGCAGACATAGACTTATACCTTATAACGGACAACCAGCACCTACTGAATATACCGCTGATGAAATAAAACTTGAACGAGAAATTAACGCTAAATTAAGAGAGTATGAGCGAGAAATTAGAAAGTGTAAGCAACTTGCTATTTTACATAAAAGCACTAACCCTAAACTTGCTAAACAATATGAAAGTAAAGCAAATAGACTTTTTAGAGAATATACGGCACTTTGTAATAAGTATGGTTTTGCTATTCAAAATTACCGAATTAAAGTGTAAAATTAGTTTAGGAGTTAGCAAGTATGACATTTAAGAACTTTAAAAGACCTACCAACGATGGCTTACAATTTCTATATGATGACGAAGTAGAAGCAATTAACGGCTATCAAAAAGTCAAAGAGCAATTAGAAGGTATGGACTTACCACAAGAACTTAAAAAAGAAATCTTTGATAAGATAGAGTATATCGTTAAAGATGAAGTAGAACATTGTGAAATACTTACTGACCTTATAAAGAAAGTCAATGAAAGGAAATAGTCTATGCCAACCAAACTAAACAAAGCAGGTAATCAACAAAACTATGTTCCAGCAGGTAATGGGGACGCTAGTGGAGAATACGGAGATAATGCTGATGGTAGCAATATCCATTTTAAGTCGTTCAAAAAACCAGAAGGCGAAACCAAGACCGAAGAAAGTGGCTTTGATGAAATAAATAATAAGCGTATGGGAACTTCTAAACCTAAAAAGGAAGAAAAACCTAATATTGAAAATGGAAAAATAGAAGAAACCGAACAACCAAAAAAAATGACTAAAAAGGAAAAAGTGGCTTATGAGAACGAACAAGAGTTCAAAAAGTCTTTTCCAAACACAAAGGTCAATTTTAAGGGTTATGGAGAACAGGGACAAAAAAATCTTGTTGAAAGTGCTAACCAAGTCTTAAATGATTTTCCAACTTTGAGTGAGTTTTTAGTTGAGTATGGAAACCCTAACGCTATGAATAAAGAAGAACAAGACTATATCATTAAGAAAAAGTTAGAACAAATTACACCTGAAACCATAGAGCAAAGAAGAAATAAACTTTTTGAATGGAATAAATGGGCTTACTCACAAGAAGAAATGGAAAAAATCTTTACTACCGAATATGTTGAGAACTTATTAAAAAAGGAAGCAATGTATAAAGTTAGAACAGGTAGAGCAAGTATTGGTAAATCGTGTGCTATTACCGCCCATAGTGCTAATAGTGTTAAAAGTAAGATTTATTTTAGAAACGAATATATTGATGGAGAAAAAGCCAAACAACACGCCGAAGGTTGTTATGAAGACAACTGGTGGAGTTCAAACGATGAAAAGTGTGTATCTAACCACGAATTAGGACACGCCCTAGATAATTATTTGTTTAGTCAATACTTTACAAGAACTATGCGAGATGAAATTAGAGATTTGTATAACGAAGAACTAAAATCTATTCAAAATAAAATGGATCAAGTAGCAGAAGAAAAAGGTTTTGATAGTTTAAGTTATTATAAATTAATGGATAAACAATTAGTAAAAACAACACTAAAAGACAAAGGAGAAAAGTTATTTAATTTATCTCAATATGGTATGACTGATACAGCCGAGTTTATCGCTGAAAGTGTAGCCGCTCATTACGGCAAAATGAATAACCCATTAGCCGAAAAGGTGTTTGCCGTTTTACAAAGAGCAGAAAAAGAATTACAATTTGCGAAAGAGCAAAATAGAAGAACGAGAGAAGGTGCTTAATTATGTGGAAAGAGAAATATGAAATCTTAATTAAAGAAATAGCCGAACAGCCAAAAGGAACATTTGACTATATCACAGTGGACTATATCCCAGAAGTGTTAAACAAGTGTTATATAGTTGAAGGCGATATGACCTTTAATATGAGATTACCAGATGAAGCAACGGAAGATGATTACAAAGAGTTCATTGAATATCTTTGTGATTATACAGGGGAAGATTTAGATTTTTATTTTCCTAAAACATTAAGAAACTTTAAGAAAGGAAATTAACTTATGGCAACAAAAGATGTAAAACTTGAAGAAAAAGAAGATGAAGTAGTTAAAGGCACGGTCTATGCCGATTACTTCAAATATCGTCAAACAGGAAAAGATGTAGGTAGCACTGGAGAAGATAGTTGGGTTCACGAGATGAAACAATATCTCTCTCACGAAAACACAACCGAACAAGAATTAGGTGGCGTTCATTGTGGAACTAACTACTATGTTGACGGAAACTTATATGTTGGCAATAGACTAGGTTATGAAATTAGACAAGCCGACTTTATGGATATGGGTAGTATTCATAACGCTATCCACGAGTTCTCTTGCTATGTATTAGGCAATTTCGTTCACTTGCATTGTAAAGTTAGCGAAGTGTCATTAGCAACAACTGAAAGTATGTTTGATATTAAATTACCATATAGACCAAGATTTACCGAAGTAAGAATGTTTGCAGGTTCTAACCAATTCGCTGGTGGTAGAACAACCATTAGTAAAGATGATGGCACAATTAAGTTCTCATCTGTCATTAGTGGCGATAGCGACTTATATATTGACGCTTGGTATGAAATCTCTTAATTCCATATAAATACCTTCCTTATGGGGAAAAGCACTTAACATTGTTAGGTGTTTTTCTTTATAATAATAGTGTAGAGCCACCTACGCCTCACTTTCTGTTTATTCATTTAATCTCCGTTAATACTGAATGGCACACTCTCACGACCGATAGTGGACTTATCGGTTTTTTTTATTGTTTTTAGCCAATTTAAGACACTTTCGTTTGCTATTAACTAAATTATATCTATGGTGTAAAATAATAGTGTGAGTAATCACATTTTAATAATTAGAAATCGTTAGTAGTTATGGAGAGTAATGAAATCGTAAATAATTCTAATTAGAAAGGAAACTTACCTAATGGCAAAAGAAGAAAAACTTTTAAAGAAATTAGATAAGATACTCAAAGCATTTGGCGTTGAAGATGAAGAAGATAGAAAATCATTTTTAGAAGCCGTCCAAGACAAAAAATACGATGAAGAAGAAATCGTTGAAGAAAACAACGAAAAAGTAGAAGAACCTACTGAACCTATTGAAACCGAAGAAAAGGTTGAAGAAAAGGAAGAAGTAGAAGAACCTACTGAAAACTTATCTAATAACGAAGAACCTGAAAAGGAAGAAATCGTTGAAGAAGAAAAGGTTGAAACTGAAACTCCTAACGAAGAAGAAGTAGCCGAAGAAGGCGAAGAAGTAGTGGAAGAAGAAGTCCAACCTGAACTACCTTTTGAAGAAGAACAAGTGGATCAACCACAAGAAGTTGACGCTGTTGAAACTTTGAAAGGTCAATTAGAAGAAATGAAAAAGTCTAACGAAGGTTTAGTCGCAAGATTAGAACAATTAGAAAATATCATTTCAAAACTTGGTGTCCCTACCGAAGAACAATTTGGAGAAAGTCCAATGTCCCAAAAAGGGTTGGAAGATAACAGCGATATGGCTGAAATCAACCGCAAAAGATTAGGTTATTAACCTGAAAGGAAATTAAAATTATGGCAAAAACATTAGCCAACTTTAATGAAGCGACTATCAATGGTTTAGCCGCTCAACTTATCTTCGCAAATACTGCGTTAGAAAACATTTATCAAGCCGAAATTGAAAAAGGCGGTCGTGGTTGCACTCAAAAGTTCTCAAATGACACAACTGGGGCTCAAATTAGAGTTATCCGTCCATTACCACTTCCTATTGAAAGTAGAGAGTTGGGTTCCGCAATCAATGGCGGTAATTTCAGTTCATTTAGCCACCAACCAAAAAGTGATGACTATGGTTTAAACATTATCACAGTTATTGATGATTTAGTGGATATTCCAGATGTCGCTATGGATATGATACCTGTTGATGTCGCTAAAATGTATATCCAAAACATTAGTGATAAAGTCGTTTTAAATATCAACGCTATCAAAATCGCCGCAAGAGTTTATACTTGTTTCTCTGCTGAACAAGCACAAGCAGGTTCAACTTACATTGTTAGAAAAGGTGCAAACGATGATGTCTTTACAAAAGTCGTTGAAGCCAACTCCAAACTTAACAAAGGCGACAAAGACCACGGCGTTTCCGTTTTCCCTGTCAAAGATAGAATTGGTTTAATCTCCAATGATATTTATTCCGCTATGTTAACATCAAAAGGCGTTTTCTCACTTGGTGGTGCTAACTACGCTTATGACATCGCTAGAAAAGGTGGTTTAGATAGTGAAACTGCTACACCTGAATTATTAGATGATGGATATTTAGGAACTATCGGTGGTGTTCCTTACCACTTCGTTAGTGATTTAGTCATTGAAACTGTTTGTAAATATTTAGGTTTCCCTGCTGGAACATTAGATAATGTCTTATGTCATATCGCTTCCGCACACGGCAACTTGTTCGGTTTAGCAACAGGCAACTCAATTCAAACAATTCAATGCCCACTTGGACAAGGTGTAAGACTTCTTCCAAAATATCGTATGGGTGCAGCCTGTATTATGCCAAAATCTGTTTCTTGGGTTGTTGATGACGCAAACTGGGCTAACCCTTATGGCTTAAAGGCTATCTTCACAACAGGTGTTGAATGGTCTTACAAAGCACCAGGTTCAAGACAAGTATTAGAACCAAAATTAACTGCTGGTTCAAGTGCTACAAAGTTCACTCCATCTTGTGATAAAGTCGTTAGAGCCGCTGATGGCACAACTTCCAAAGTCGCTATTACAAATTGTAAAGGTGCTTGGGTTATGGCTGACTGCGATAGTCTTGACGCTTTCTTAATTGCTTACAACACAGCAAACGCTGTCAAAGGCGATTTTGATGTTGATGGCACAGAAAAGACATTAACCAATGTTACTGGTGGTTCAGTCGTTACTATGGTCTGTATTGACGCTGACGGCACAGTTGAGTTAACTAAAGCAACTGCTCACGCTTAATCTATTAACTAGATAAAATTAAAGGGTATGAGAAATCATACTCTTTTTTTGTATTAACTTAATTATAGTTATCAAGTAAAATAATTATAGGAGTAAAAGATTATGTTTAATAAAATTGAACCTTATAACGATAACAAAATGACTTTCAACCAAGATACAGGTATGTATGAACTTACTATTCAAAATGTCAAAGCAAACTTTCCTAACACTTCATTAGATGATGGGGCTTTGTTATTTAGAATTAAAAAGAATAGTAGAGTTGTCTATAACTTTATTAGTAGAACAGCCAAAGGTTCTAATTTAGGTATTATCTATAAACTTATTCAACATACCGAAGAATATAGAAAATGGATATATGACGCTCTTATGTGTCAAATTGAAACCGATTTATCAACTGGTAGAAACTCATTAGGAGATATGCCACCATCTAATATGGACGAGTTCAACTTACAAAGTGTCGCAACTCTTACACAAGATACACAAACAATTTTATATGATGGTATCCGTTATGGTGGAATTAATCTTTTATTTGCTGGTAGTTTTCACACACAAGTATATTTAGAAGTTATGGGGTGGTAATATGTCGTTCAAGAGTATTTTAAAACCATCTAACGAAACTTATGTGTTTACCTTATATAAAAGAATACCAAACACCTACGACTATGAAACAGCACCTAAATTAACTTTTAAGGGCAGACCTACTAATAACTACGAGAACAAGTTATATCGCATTAAAAAGGGTGTAAACGCTAACGAAAAGAGCGTGTTTATAATGGCAACAAACTTACCTGAAAATGTTGAAGAACTAGACAAAGTAGTCTTTATGGGTAAAGAAATGGTTGTTGAAAGCACTGGATATTTCTTAAATGATAGTGGTATCGTGGACGCAAGTTTTATGTCTAGCGAATATTTAGAGAGCAGAAGCCCAAAAGGACTAACCTTAAAATGAACTTTAAAAATGATTGCTACGAGTGTATTAAACTTATTAAGGACGCACCTTACTTTCCAGTTGATACAGGAACATTAAAAAATCACGCAACAAGTATGTCGCCTACGAGTGATGGTTATGTTATTACCTTTGATGGCAAGATAGCACCTTATGTTGAATACCTAGAAGAAGGAACAAGACCACACTTAATCTTACCTAAAAATGGCAAGTATCTAGTCTTTAAGAAAAACGGAAAATTAATATTCACTACCGAAGTTCACCACCCTGGATCAACCAAAAGAAAAGGCTTTATCTCAAACGATAGTGTCAATGAAATAGTTAATTACTTCGTAAACAAATATAAAGGAGAGTTAAGATGATTACCCTAGAACAAATAGGACAAAAACTTAATAGAATACTAAACGGCATTACAACCGATAGTGCAGATACTGGCGAGAGTTGGTTAACTCAAACAGCACCAACCACTAACGCTTATAACTTTGCCGTTAAGACTAATGGTTTTCACTTGGATAAAATCAATAATCAAGATAACTATAAAAATCTAGTCTTTGTCTTTGTGGATAGTCTAGGTGGAGAAATCAACAATGTTAAATCTTTAAAGGAAATTGACTACAATACCGAAATTACTTTTTATTATCCTGTTAGGTTTAAAGATGACTTCTACGCTATCAACAACTTCTTATACGATACTTTCGTAGAGCAATTTTTAAACTTTGGAACAAGTGCTAATAAAGAGATATGCTTAACCGCTATTTCAGTCGCTCAATATGGAGAAATCGCAATAGATAATTTCCAACAACTAGCAAAGTTCTTTAATGATAACTACCCATTACAAAGACCTATTTTAAAGAGTGAAATGTATATGTCTATGACATTTACTTTATATTTATCTACAATCAATGGTTTAAATCAAAATAACGGCTTATTGATGGGTAATTCTTGGAATACAAGTATTTCTATACCTAGTTCTATATTAACCATAAATGCTAGTCAAACCATAGCGATAGATGGAAGTTTTAATTATTCTTCAAGTCCTATCTCTAATTTCAAAGGCATTATAAGTTATTCAATTAAAAACGGATATTTTGAAACTTTGCCTTCATTTAATAGCCAAAATAATTCAATTTCTTTTGTTGCAAAACATAATACCACTGATGACGCAAGTAAACCTATCGTAGTAAAAATCAATTATTATATAAGTAGAGCGTTTTACGATGACAACCCTATTTTTATCACTGAAACTAATATCTCAAATAGTGAGCCAATAGCCGAGCAAGTGTTAGGCGAGAACAATAGTAAGGGTTTACCTGTTTCAACGGCTTATACAAAGGAATTGCCTATCTATATCAAGAATAATAACGATTACAAGTGGTTATTAACTCAATACTTAAATAGAAATCTTGAAAGTCTTGTTGTTTTAATTACCGAAAGCAACACTTTATTAAGTTTAAGTTCAACTCATTCATATTACATTACTAATATGTCAATGGTTAAAGCAAAAGGCGAAATGTTAGGCGTTACTTTAACTTTGGCTGAAAGGATAGACTAATGGCACAAAGTTATCACATTTATCTGCATAATGTCGGTGGTGGCGAAAGTTCAAGTCCTACTAAACCTAGAAAGTCAAGTAAGAAAACTACTAAACCTAAACTTGAAGAAGATACTGATTTTTCTGGTGTAATTAAACAAGTTGGTGGTTTTATACAAAATCCAGATAGTTTAATAGGTGCTGCCAAAAGTGCAGTAGTGGGAGTTGCCACTGCTGGTGTTGTTGGTGCTATCGGTTATGTCGCTTATCAAATAGGTATGAAAGTCGCAACATCTGCTGTTGAATTGCAGTCCACTATCACTGGTGATATTTCAGGTCAAATAGCATTAGGAAACTTCAATAACGCTGTTGGTTTTATGTTTTCGCCTATTTCTTCCACTGTTTCAATTATGAGTGAAAAAGTAAGAATAAATCAACAAAACGAAAGAGCAAGACTAAATCAACAATTACTAGGCGATAGTGTTATAAATCAAAATTACAATAGAAAGGTTTAATTATGTTAGAGTTCTACATTAAAGAAAATGGATCATTCACAAAGCAAGATATAATTATTCCTGCTACTTTAAACACGACCTTTGATGAAACTTTGGATAGTGCCGAAGTTATTTTAAAAGCAAACGATATTGAAACACCTTATATTGCAGATACGAAATGTCAATTTAGAGAAAATGGAAATGTTATCTCTAATATGATTATCGTTAGCGATGATGTAAGCCGTTTATCTCACGGACTAGAAAAATATAGACATACTCTACATTTAGCACAAAACACTCGTTTATTACAAAAGCATTTAGTTAGAAATAGTAGTTTCTCTCAACCAAGAGATAAATATAAAAGAAGTTGGACTACTTATGGAAGTGAACAATTAAAAGACTTTGTTAGAGAAGAAATTGAATTGTTATACACCGAAAAGCCTATTGTTTATGACACTAACAAATGTGATTTAAAAATTAAATTAGGTATGGAATTATCTAAAAGAAATGATTATCCAAGTTCCACTCCTATTAAAAAGTTTAGTCAATGTAAATATGTTAATGGCACTTATACTGATGGTCATAACAACACAAGACTTTCTTGGACTAACTTTTTAGATACCGATGATGTTAATATCAAAGTATCATTATATTATAGGTCTAATGGTGTTCAAACTGTTGTGGAAATACCACATATTTACAAAGCCAATGTTGACCTTATTAACACTGATTTAGTTATTCCTTTAACAATAGATACTACAAAAGAATTATACCAAGTAAAAGTAAGCGTAATTACTCCTTCAACAACTCAAATTGTTATTGGTGGAGAAACGATAAATTGTAATAAAAATTATGTCGCTTGTATTGATGAAAATGCCACTTCTTTGGTGGTTAGTTCTTTCTCTATTGCAAGTGAAATTGAAATATACACATATACAATGTATGATGTTCTTTTGATATTAAGAAATCAATATTTTTTAGATAACGATAGATATTCCACAACTGATAATGATAAAGTGGCTATTTTATATGATTTACCAAGTTCTAGCGACACTTTTGGCAAGATATTGAGAAACACTATTGCACCTAACTTTACCTTCACTGGTGCGACCTTTTACGAGTGTTTAAGCGAAATCTTTAAATACTATGACGCTACTTTTACATTAAGCGAAAACAATTTATTAGGTATTGAGTATCTAAACGAATATAATAGAGCAAAAATAGAAGCAACTTTTAGTAATCGTATGTCAACTTTTAGTGAAGAAAACTTTACTACTGGTTATGTATCATACTTTGAAAACGGACTAATTGAAGAAAGTTTTAGTTGTGGTGCTAGAAATGAAACATTAGGAATAGCACAAAATGATAATTGGGCTTTCATTATGCCACACACTATACAAAGCATATCAAAAGCCGAAATATATGTTGAACCATTTAATTACTACGCTAATTATCACACAGATGGAAGATATAACTTCTTCGCTAATGGTGGTTGGTTTGATATAACTAACTTTATTTATTCACAAGATATTTATTCTTCGTTATCTTCTCAACAACAAAGGGGATATATATATTATAGTGGTAATTCTATTCATATCGGTGGAGTAAATGACCAATATGGCTTTACTGAAACTTTATTATCATTATTTATGGATAAAGTCTTTGATAGATACTACATTAACTCATACGGAGATGTCGCTTTCATAGTGGATACTGATAGTCCTTCCATCAATAGAACTTTCCAAAAAGCAAAAATTAGAATTACTTATGTTGCCAGAGTAGATGGTAGAACTCGCATAGAAAACGAAGAAAATAAATACAAAGGCGAAACTATCGTTAATCAAGCAAATGGTGCAGTTGACCTTAATAAAATGGGTCTAAATATGTTAGGTCTATCTTACAAATTAGGACAGCCAACACTTGGTATGACACAAAGTATTACAAATTGGAACGATAGAGTTATTAAAGGTCAAATCTACGAATATAATGGCGAGAGATGGTTAGCAAATGTTGTTAAATATCAATTCTATAACGACCATATTACCGCAAACATTGACTTTATTAAAAACTACAATGCTCTTGCTCAAAGAATACAAGTAGATAGGCAAAAGCGTTTATCTCAAATATCAAATGAACTTGCAGTCAAGAGTGAAGATAACTACTGCGAATATATGTATATTTCAAGTGAGCAATTAAGTATCAACGCTGATATTTTAGGCATAAATAATTCTTTGTTGTTAATAAGTGAATTAGAAGTGTTTAATAAAAATCATAATTTAGGACACTACACTATTGACTACGCTACTATTACTCCTTATTTACAACCAATAGGACAAGCGACAAGAGTTATCAATAGATATGATAGAAAAGATAGCACAACTAAACAAATAAATTATGTTTATACACCAACTGCTAAATATTCAAGTGGAAATGCTTTATGTCTTGAAATGTCATTTAACCACCCATTAACATCGGGTAATAGAACATATTTTACTGATACTGAAAACTCTGGATATAGTGAAAATGGACTTTATACCGATAATGGTTGGGCTGACACTATTGACATTAATTTTAGCCAAAACAATGGAATATTTGACGACAATTTCCCTTATGTTGGAAGTCAATTATTATCTCGTGGTTCAATATTAAAATTAAAATATTTCAAAAAACCTAATGAGATTTTTGCTCTAAATTATGAGTTGATCCATTTAGTTCCAACTGAAAGACAAGGAATAGACTTTATAGGAAATGCCTTAATTAAAAGTAATGGTATGTTAGAAAAAGGAAATATCAACTTAAAACTTTACTATTCCACTACTGAAATATATAGCCCTTTTGATTTAAAAGGAATTAACACCGATGGAGATATATTAAATATAACATCTGTTAGTAGTTCACAAACAACTGGTAATAATGACTTTGCGATTATATTTAGATTTAGCACTATTACTCAAAACACAAAATCTTGGGCTATTTGTGATACTGATGGGAATATTTTATTTTCTAGCAACACTAATATTTATAATCAAAATAGAAGAACCTTATATTTCTATCCAAAACACACTAGATTATGATATAGACTAATAGATAAATTAAAGTTATAATTTAAAAGGAGAACAAGAATTATGATGTATGTAATTTTTAAACAAGATGGCTCACTAGACAAAGTTAATTTAGATGAGTTTATACAACAAGGTAGTGCTTTATCAAACACTATCTTTGCCGCAATTAAAGGTTGGGAAAATATCTCTGCTAGTATGGCAATTAGACTACCAGAAGGGGCTATTCCTGCTACCGCTACAATTACTGGTGTTGCTCATAATGATGTTGAAATTGAAGGCGAAACATACAACGGCTTTGATTTTACTTTGACTAATGCTGAAACAAATATTCCAGGAACTTGTTATCCAACAATTCAAATTGTTCAAGGTCAAAAAGTTTTAGTTACATACCCAATGCAAATGACTATAAACCCTACGGGTGTCGTAGTAGATAGTGAAACAACAATTACTAATCAACAATATAGACAAATGTTAGCCGTTATGTCCGCTAAACAAGACACATACGGACTTAACAATGCTCGTTATTATC